AGACAATCAAGATAGAGGAAGAGGTCAACAAAGTTCATCTGGCAGTAAATCATCAGAAGGCTCTTATTCATCTTCTAGAGGTTCTAACTTTGGTGGAAGATTTCATGGCGCTAAAGGTGGCAGAGTCGAAAAAGCGATAAGGTAGGCGCGGACTGTGGCTAATCCTATAGAAATACAATTAAAAGAATTTGTAGAAAAATTTAAAAATCAAAATAATAGAATTCCAACACAAAACGAAATTGTAAAAGGAACAAATCGTGCTGCTGCAACAATTAAATCTTATTTAACAGAAGGCATAGAATATGCAAAACCTTTAACTAAATTAGAAGCAGCAAAACTAGGTGGTAAAAAACCTACAGGAATTACACAAGTTAATAATGATCTTGTAAAACAATTTAAAGATTTAAAATTTACGCACATATCTCCAGGAGTAGAAACTACAAAAGCTGGTAGTAAAATGTTTAGAGTTACACTTTCTGGACCAATTGCAAATGATTTTAAAATTAAAGCTAGACCTGCAACAAAAGAAAATTTACAAGCAATTGCTAATGAGATTGATGATGTAGTAACTAGTAATGTTTATAAAAATAAAGCTAAACAATTTAAAACACCAGAACAATTTCGAAAGTTAAGAAGATTAAAAGATGCAATGTATAGAGAAAAAGATCCTTATGGTGTTTATGAAAAACTAAGAAAATATAAATCAAAAGTATTTCCAGGAACTGCTTCTCAAGATATACAAATACAACATGGTCAACCAAAGTTTAGTACACAAACTTTAAGTAGATTTGGTTTTATTCCAAAAGATGTAAATGTATCTCCAGAAGTAGAAATGACTGAAAGAATACGTAATGAAAAATTAGCTACAATCAAACAAAAATTAAAAAATCCTAATATCTCTATTGGTCAAAAAACAAATCTTGTAGAAGAGTTTAACGATACAATGAAAGGATTAAGAGGTCAGTTAAAAGGAACAAAAGGACAAGGATTAGTAAACTTTGAATTATTAGATATAAATCAAGATGGAACTGTAACAAAATTAAAAGATACAGGTTTTGATCCTAAAAGAGGATTAGTTGCATCAGATGAAGATCTTTCTAAAGTTACAAAACAAAGAGCAGATGAGTTAGTTAAATTAGGAAAACAAAAAATAGATGCAGAGGGAGTTAAGTTAAAATTAATTCCAGCCGATCAACTTCCAACTCCCGAAAAATCTAAAATGCTTAACATGTTTAAAAACTTTGGCAAAGCAAAGACCGCAATCCCCGCTGCGATAATAGGTGGTATGATGGCAACTGGCAATGAAGCAGAAGCCGCTATAACTTATAATCCAACTATTGGTTCAATTGTAAAAACAGGAAGTGATGATGTTGCTTCTCAATCAAATCTTTTAGAATGGGCAGCAGATAATCCTGAACCACTAACTGTAGCTGGTGCAGTAGGAGCAGCAGGTATGACAAAACCCGGCAGTGCATTATTAAAAGGTTTAATTAAAACTTTAGCAGCACCTGCAGGAATAGCTACAACTGCTATGACAGTAAAAGAAAATATGGATCAAGGTGAAAGTTTACCAGAAGCATTAGCAGATCCTATGGCTGGATTAGGAATGATGGGAATTGGTGCAGGTAAGTTATTAAGAATGGGAACTCCTATCGGCGCAGCAATGACAGCGGCAGGATTAGGAAAAGATTATTATGAATTTGCACAAGATGAAATTGAGAAAATGAATCAAATGAGTGATTACGATAGGGGAATATACAACGATATGTTAATGGATGACACCAACATTGACTTTTAACAAAACAACTGATACACACCTTTCAGGTGTTGAATCAATCAAGAATAGAGGATAGAATAGCCCATGGCTGAAATAGACAAAAGTTTACCAAATAATCCAATTGAAATAGATCTTCCAGAGGAAGAAACAGTAGATGCTACTGAAGCTGTTACTGATACATCAATGGATGGAAAAACAGAAATTGAAATGGAAGAAGATGGTAGTGCAACTATTAACTTTGATCCAAATGAAACAGATCCTGAAGGGGGTCAAGACCACAATGCTAACTTAGCAGAATTTATAGATGATCAAGATTTAGATTCATTAGGTTCAGAACTAATGGACAAGTATAAAGATTACAAACAATCAAGACAAGATTGGGAAGAAAGTTATAAAGAAGGATTAAGTCTACTTGGATTTAAATATATAACTAGAACAGAACCTTTTAGAGGTGCAAGTTCAGTTACCCACCCAGTGTTGGCAGAAGCTGTAACACAATTTCAAGCACAAGCTTACAAAGAATTATTACCTGCAGAAGGTCCGGTTAGAACTCAAATTTTAGGAGATATTAATGTTCCTAAAGAAGAGCAATCTAAACGTGTTAAAGATTTTATGAATTATCAAATTATGGATCAGATGAAAGAGTATGAACCAGAGTTTGATCAAATGCTTTTCTATCTACCCCTAAGTGGTTCTACCTTTAAGAAAGTTTACTATGATGATCTTTTAGGTAGGGCTGTTTCTAAATTTATACCCGCTGACGATTTAGTGGTGCCGTACTCTGCTACCTCATTAGAAGATGCGGAAGCTGTAATCCATGTTATACGTATTTCTCAAAATGATTTACGTAAACAACAAATCAATGGCTTTTACAAAGACATTGATTTGGGAGAACCGCCGGTTACAGAAAATCAATTAAAACAAAAAGAATTAGAATTAGAAGGCATTACTCAAAATGGTAGTGAAGACATGTACACAATTTTAGAAATGCATGTCAACGTAGATTTGGAAGGATACGAAGATGTGAATCCTGAAGATGGTGAGCCCACTGGAATTAAACTGCCTTACATCATTACTATGGATGAAGCTAATGGAAAAATTTTATCTATTAGAAGAAACTTTGAAGCAGAAGATCAATTAAAAAAGAAAAAAGATTATTTTGTACATTTTAAATTTTTACCAGGTATGGGTTTTTATGGTTTAGGTTTAATTCATATGATTGGTGGTTTATCAAGAACTGCAACAGTTGCATTAAGACAATTATTAGATGCTGGAACTTTAGCTAACTTACCTGCTGGTTTTAAAACTAGAGGTGTAAGAATGAGAGACGATGCACAGCCATTACAACCTGGTGAGTTCAGAGATGTAGATGTACCAGGTGGAAATATTAAAGATCAGTTTATGCAATTACCATTTAAAGGTCCTGATGGAACTTTATTACAATTAATGGGTATTTGTGTTAGCTCTGCTCAAAGATTTGCAAGTATTGCAGATTCACAAGTTGGAGATATGAATCAACAAGCTGCAGTTGGTACAACTGTTGCATTATTAGAACGTGGTTCTCGTGTAATGTCAGCAATTCACAAAAGATTGTATGTTGGTTTAAAATCAGAATTTAAATTACTAGCAGAAGTATTTAAAACTTATTTACCACCAGAATATCCTTATGATGTTCCAGGTGCACAAAGAAATATTAAAGTTTTAGACTTTGATGACAAGATAGATATTCTACCTGTTGCAGATCCAAACATTTATTCTCAAACACAAAGAATTTCTATGGCTCAAGCACAATTACAACTTGCACAATCAAATCCTAAAATGCATAATATGTATCAAGCGTATAGATCTATGTATGAAGCGTTTGGTATTAAAAATATAAACGCAATTTTACCACCTCCACAACAACCACAACCAATGGACCCAAGTTTAGAACATATTTTGTCTATTAGTGGTAAACCTTTTCAAGCTTTTCCTGGTCAAGACCACAAAGCACACATTGATGCTCATTTAAGTTTTATGTCAATCTCTATGGTACAAAATAATCCAATGGCTATGATGGGTTTACAAAAAAACATACTTGAACACATTAGTTTAATGGCACAAGAGCAAGTACAAATAGAATTTGTAGAAGAAATGCAAGAATTACAAATGATACAACAACAATTAGCACCATTAATGCAAAATCCACAGATGATGCAACAAAATCCAATGGCTATGCAAAGTCAACAACGTATAAAACAGATTACAGATGCTATCGAAGCTAGAAAAGCAGTGTTGATTGCAGAAATGACTATAGATTATGCTAAAGAAGAAGATAAAATTAGCAGTGAAGTAGGTGGTGATCCACTACTTAAATTAAAATCTAGAGAATTAGACTTAAAAGCTAGAGCTGATCAAGACAGAAATTCAAATAATGAAGCTAGACTTGATTTAGACACCATGAGAGCTATGATGAACGACCAACAACACGATGAAAAGCTAGAACAAAACGAAGAATTAGCTGGATTACGTGCAGGAGTGTCAATTGCTAAACAACAAATGTCAGATCAAAGTAAAAGACACGATTTCGGTAGAAATTTTAAGAAAAATTAACTATAATATTAACAAGGAGAAACATTATGAGCAAAGATTGGACTAAAGGTTCAGGTTTTATGAATAAAGACCCTAAAGTTGTAAAAGAACTAGGAGCTGGAGCTGATGGTTATGCAACAGGCGGAGTTACTATTCCTATGACGAGCGGCACTAAAGCAGAAGTAGTTACTGTAAAAGGAACTAAAGCTTTAAGAGCTGATAAAAAACCTGTAAAAGCTACTTGGTACTAACATGTGGTTATCGGCAATTAAATTAGCCGTTTCTGCTGGAAGTAAAATTTATGCTAACAAGCAGAAGGCAAAAGTCGCAATGTCTGATGCACAGCTATTGCACGCTGAACGACAAGCCCGTGGTGAGGAAGCTTACCAGGGAAAATTGTTAGAGGCACGTCAAAACGATTATAAGGACGAATTTGTCCTCGTAATATTGTCTGCCCCAATAATTGTGCTTGCTTGGGGAGTCTTTAGTGACAATCCAGTTGCTATGGAGAAGGTAAAAATTTTCTTCGAGCATTTTGCGGCACTCCCGACTTGGTTCAGTACCCTTTGGATCCTCGTCGTCGGAAGTATTTTTGGAATTAAGGGAACTCAAATTTTTAAAAACGGAGGAAAAAAATGAGACAAAACGGAGTAAGATCACCAGTAAGATTTCCATATGGAAGTTCTGGTATGAAAAAAGGTGGATCTGTTAAAAAGAAAAAACAGGGATACAAAGATAGAAAAGATGAATCTATCGCTATGAGAGTAAGAAAAAAAAGAACTGCTAAACAACTTAAAGATTCAAGAGATGAGTCTTATGGAAAATTTGGTTCTGCAGCTAAAAAATCTGGAAAAATAAATAGGTAATTTATGAACACAGGAAGAATGAATCTTTTAGAAGAAATGGGGAGAATTGATTCTGAAAAGATGAACAAAAATAGAAGAGCTGAAAAAGATAGAGTAGTATCTGAATTAAATAGAGGCTACAAAAAAGGTGGTAAAGTTAGAGGTTGTGGAATGGCAAAAAGAGGAAAAGGCAGAGCTTACGGAAAAAACTCATAATGGCTGATAAAAAATTTATACAAAAAGCTATTAAGAAACCAGGGGCGTTGAGAAAATCTTTAGGCGTTAAAAAAGGCGAAAAGATTCCTGCAAAAAAATTAGCATCTGCTGCTAAGAAAAAAGGTAAGATGGGTCAACGAGCTAGACTTGCTATAACATTAGGTAAATTAAGAAAAAAATAATGAAAAAACTATTTAAAAGAATTATAGATAGAATATTTGGCAAAAGATGTGAATGTCCAACAGAATTTGTAAAAATTCCTCAACCCATTAAAGTTTGTTTACTTTGTGGTAAAACTCACATTGTATAAATATGAGAATGCCAGATGCTAAATATACTGGAAGTTATATAAAAAAAGAAGCTCAAGGATCTTCTGGTCCTGTTAGTTTAAGTAACGCAAGTTCAAAAAAATATTATGGTAAGATGATTGATGCTCCTGGCTTTGCTAGAGGTGGAGACGTTATGCCAAAAAGAAATAAAAAAAATTTTAGATCTACAAAATCAGGTGCCGGTATGACAGCTAAAGGTGTAGCTGCTTATAGAAGAGCAAATCCTGGAAGTAAACTAAAAACAGCGGTAACTGGAAAAGTTAAAAAAGGTTCTGCTGCAGCGAAGAGAAGAAAATCGTACTGTGCAAGAAGTGCAGGACAAATGAAACAATTTCCTAAAGCTGCGGCCAATCCAAATTCAAGACTTCGACAGGCACGTAGACGATGGAAATGTTAGTGAAGCAAGCAATCTTAACAGCATTAGAAGCAAGGTATGAAGCACAAATAGCTGAAGCCGATGCAACCATTAAAATATATTTAGAGAATTCAGTAGGTATTGGAGAACATCCACAACACATTGAAGAAGTAGATAAACAATTAGAAAAAATTGCAGCAGCTCAAGAAAAACTTGAAGTGTTGGAAGATTTTCGAGAACAACAAGGAGAAGAGTAATGGACGAAATAAATATAATAAGCAAAACACAAAAATCATTAAAAGAAAGATTACAACAAATTGGAGACGCAATCCTAGCTGGAGGGGTTGACAATATGGAGAAATATAAGTATCTAGTAGGACAGGCACATGCCATACAATTAACATTACAGGACATCTCTACCCTGCTAAAACCAAAGGAGCAACAAGATGAGCAAGGAAACGTTATCGACATCGGAAACGGAAGTACCAAAAATTAAACTTGGTCTTCAAGATAAATACGAACAAGAAAAAAAAGAATTACCTCCAGAACCTGAAGCATTAAGTCCTGAAAATATAGGAACTGAAACAGTTGATGAATTACCAGAACCATCTGGTTATAGAATTTTAGTTTTACCTTTTACACCAAAAAATAAAACAAAAGGTGGAATATTATTTTCTCAAGAATCTTTAGACAAAGCAAGAATTGCAACTACGTGTGGTTATGTTTTAAAGATGGGAGATTTAGCATACAAGGATAAAGATAAATTTGGTGAGCCTTGGTGTAAAAAAGGAGATTGGGTTATCTTCGCTCGTTATGCGGGTTCAAGATTACCAATAGAAGGTGGAGAAGTGCGAATACTTAACGATGATGAAGTGCTAGGAACTGTTAAAGATCCTGAATCACTACTTCATTTAATTTAACCACATAGGAGAAACTATGCCAGAAGAAACAAAAGATCTAATTGATGTAGGCGAAACAGAAGGAGCTGAAATTAATTTAAACGATAAAGGAGAAGCGGTCAAACAAGAGGAAGTAAAAGAAGAGATCGAAGTTGAACAAATACCTGAAGATAAAACTTATGAAAATGAGAAACAGGTAAAGTTAGACGAAAAAAAACCAGAAGAAAAAGATGAGTTAAAAGAATATAGTGAAGGCGTTCAAAAACGTATTGCTAAATTAACTCGTAAAATGAGAGAAGCGGAAAGACAGAGAGAAGAAGCTGTTCAGTATGCTCAAACAGTTAATCTTCAAAAAAATGCAGCAGAAAAAAGATTATCTAAATTAGATAAATCTTATGTTAGTGAATTTGAAAACAGAGTTACGACTAGTTTAGCAGCAGCTAAGTTAGCTCTTAAAAATGCAATTGAATCACAAGATGTTGAAGCACAAATTGCAGCTCAACAACAACTTGCTACATTATCAGTAGAGAATGCTCGAATTGCTTCTATGAAAGCAGAAGAAATAGAAGCACCTAAAGAAAAACAAGTTAGAGTTAATCCTCAACAACAACAACCAACTCAACAGTCCGACCCTAAAGCAGAGGAGTGGTCTACAAGAAATCCTTGGTTTGGTAATGATACTGCTATGACTTATACAGCTTTTGATATACATAAAAAGCTTGTAGAAGAAGAGGGTTATGATCCTAAAACTGACGAATATTATGAAGAAGTTGACTCAAGAATAAGGGTTGAATTTCCGCATAAATTTGATAAGGTAGAAAACACTTCTACAGAAAGAGCAAAACCTGCTCAAACTGTAGCTTCAGCTAATCGTTCGGCTAAATCAGGACGCAAAAAAACTGTGAAACTCTCGCCATCACAGGTAGCAATTGCTAAAAGAATAGGCGTGCCACTCGAAGAGTATGCGAAACAAGTAAATAATATCACGGAAGGAGTATAAGCATATGGAAAATGAAAAAATAAAAGCTTCTCGTGCGAGTCAAACAAGAGACAAGGTAAAAAAACCTACAACTTGGACTCCACCCAACTCACTAGATGCACCGCCTGCACCCAAAGGGTACAGACATAGATGGATCAGAGTAGAGATTCTTGGTAATGATGATACAAAAAATGTATCAGCAAGATTAAGAGAAGGATGGGAGTTAGTGAGAGCTGACGAATATCCCGACTTTGAATACCCAACTATGGATCACAAATCAGGCAAATACCAAGGTGTAATTGGTGTTGGTGGCCTTGTGCTGGCAAGGATACCCGAAGAAATCGCACAACAGCGTGAATCGTACTATCGCAACCAAACGAAAGAACGAGACGAAGCTGTAAATTCTGATCTTCTAAAGGAACAGCACCCAAGTATGCCAATCAATCAAGAGAGGCAGACTCGTGTAACTTTTGGTGGTTCAAAGAAATAATCTTTTAGTAATTTCTAGGTCCAACAAAATAAATTAAACCGAACTGGAGGCCGTTTAACGACGGCAGGTTCATATAAAGGAAAATAAGATATGGCAAATAACGCAACAGCGGGCTTTGGATGCAGACAGACTATGACAGTTGGAAATACTCCAGCTACAGGTGGTCAATCTGAGTTCACAGTTCAAGGCGGCGGTAGCCCAGGGGCTACTAAAGCTATTTTCAAAGGTGCTCCCGTAGCAATGCAAACTGCAGCAGGTGGAGCTGGTGTTCTTGGACACATTCAAGATCAAACAGCTGCCCTAATGACAGATGGTATTGTTGGTGGTAATACATGGGCACATAATACAGCTAACACTAACGGAAGTTTAGGTGTTTTCAATGGCGCAACTTTTGTTGATGCAAATGGAAAACCAACTTGGACTAACGGTCTAGCAGCAGCTCAAACTTCAAGTGTAGATTACAACACAGGTAGTAATAATATTACTGCTTTTGTAAACACTAATCCACACCAAGAGTATACAGCTAGAGCAGACGCAGCAGTAGGTATAGCTAGTTTCAATACATTGACTAACACAGGTTACAACTTAAATGATGCTGGAGCCGGTGTAGATGGTCAATCAGATTGTACACTAGATATCGCTAATACAACTGGAACTGCAAACTACATGTGGAAACTTGTAAGATCAGCAAATGTTACAAATCAAAATGATTTAACAGCAGCTGGTGCAGATATTATTATCTCTTACAACCCACAAGCAAACGCTTACTTAGCATAGTCATAGAATAGGAGAATAAAAACATGGCAATATCAAGAGCACAACTAGTTAAAGAACTAGAACCAGGTTTGAATGCACTATTCGGACTTGAGTACAGACAATATGCAGATGAAACAACACAGATATTTGATACTGAATCTTCAGACAGAGCGTTCGAAGAAGAAGTGATGTTATCTGGTTTCGGAAATGCAGCAGTTAAACCTGAAGGCCAAGGCGTTCAGTTTGACGATGCACAAGAAACTTTCACTGCTAGATACACTAACGAAACGATCGCTTTAGCGTTCGCAATCACTGAAGAAGCGATTGAGGATAACTTGTATGACAGACTTGCGTCTAGATATACAAAAGCTTTAGCAAGATCTATGGCCTCTACTAAAAATGTAAAAGGTGCAGCTGTTTTAAATAACGGTTTCAACAATACATTTGCAGGTGGTGACGGCGTAGCTCTTTTCGGAAATGACGGAGCAGGAAATACAACTCACCCTACTCTTGCAGGAACTTTCAGAAATCAACCAGCAGTAGCTGCTGATTGTAATGAAACTTCTCTAGAGCAAGCGATGATTGACATTTCAGCTCTTACAGATGAAAGAGGCTTAAAAATCGCAGCGAGAGGAACTAAAATGATAGTTCCACCTCAACTGCAATTCGTAGCAGATCGTTTGTTAAACACTGAAGGCAGAACAGGTACTGCTGATAACGATATCAATGCAATCAAAAACATGGGAATGGTTTCTGGTGGTTACGTAGTTAACCATTACTTAACTGACCCAGATGCATGGTTTGTTAAAACAGATGTACCTAATGGTCTTAAGCATTTTAGCAGATCACCTATCAAAACTACTATGGAAGGCGACTTCGATACTGGTAATGTTAGATACAAAGCTAGAGAAAGATACGTATTTGGTTTCTCTGATCCAAGAGGAATCTACGGAAATCCTGGCGCATAATAATTAATATTTTAGGGGCCGACACAATTCGGCCCCTTTATTACATATAAAGGTGTGTAAATGAAATATCTCGGAAACAACTATAATAACGAGATAAATCGAATAACTTATGAGGAGGTTATTGATGATACAAGACCTATACAAACAAAAAAGGTCCTTGGAGTTGAAGTGGCAACAGGAGCATCTGTCTAATGATAGATACACTCTTGAAATGGTCAGAATTGATGACAAAGTTAGAAGAGTCATTACTGACATTAAGCTGGAAGAAGCAGCTATTGCTCATAGACAGAATTCTGTCGAAGACGCAGCTCCACAAGTTTCTGTAGCTACTTAGTCAAAAGCTACATCGCTGAAATGCATAAATACCGTAGGCTCTCTTGCACTCTACTAAAAAATCAGTTATAACTACCTTACTATATATTTAAATAAACTTATTGAATACAGACGCATATAGTCGACTTCCCTAGGGACTGTATTTAAAATATCTAGGAGGATATTAATATGGCTAACACAACTTTTTTAGGAAACGTTAGAGAAAACGGAGACGGCTTAAGAACTTCAATAGCTGGCTCTATGTGTGCAACAGCAAATTTTCATATACCAAATACTTTAACAGCTGGTGATGGAAATGTACAAAAATCAGAAACAGATACAACTTCAGTAGTTTTACCAAAAGGTGCTGTCGTTTACCAAATAGCAATTTGGGATGCGAGCGGTACTGGAGGTGCTACTCAAGATATTGGTTATACTCCAGTAGGAACTGGAACTGTAGTTGCAGATCCAAATGGTTTGGCAATTGCTCAACCAGTTACAGCAAAATCTCTTTCAGTAGTAGGTGGCGCAACTGATGGTGCATCACTTGGTGGTATTTCAACAATTATTAATGCTGTTGAATATGGACCAGCTATTGTAAATGCTGCGGGCGCAAGAGAACAATTAACAGTTACTCATGAAGCTAATACATCTGCAGCAGGTTCTGCAAGTGGTACTCTTTACTACTTTGTTGCCGACGAAAAAAACGGCGCTGAATCAGCGTAATTAATTAATTATCTATGCTCCCTCGGGAGCATAGAATAAATTAGGAGAAAAATAAAAATGGGAAACTCATATTCAAGTGATCAAACAACCCTAAACCTTGCTGTTATTGGTACTGATACTTTATCAAGAGCAGGTAGAGCTAGAATTACTTCCATTCAAGGAAAAGGAATAGCAAGTTCTACTTTACTACTTTATGATGCAGCAACAGCTGGTGCAGCAGCAGCTGGTAATTTAGTGGCTACTTATAATTATGGAACTGAAGGATTAGAAGTTTATGTTCCAGGTTCTGGTATTTTATTTAAAAACGGAATAGTATTTAATTTAGCCGGAACAAGTGGAAGCGTTACTTTAACTATAACTGGCGGATAAGGTTTTTACATGGCGACTATTACTTATACAGTTACGGTTGCAACTGGTACTAACCAATATAGTGCAAATCAAAACAAGTATTATATTAATGGTACGGTTAGCCCAACTATTCAGTTACAAGAAGGTAACACTTATATCTTTGACACTTCTGATAATACAAACCTTACTCACGTTTTTGCATTTTCTACAAATCCAAATAACTCACCAGCAGCACCTTATACAACAGGTGTAACTACTACAGGTGTATCTGGAAATGCAGGATCAAATACAACAATTATAGTAGGAAATACAACTACAACTGCAGATCAAACTGTACCTCCATTATTTTATTATTGTACAGCTCACGTTGGCATGGGTGGTTCAGCACCTACACTTACTCAATCTTCTGGAATATCTAATAAATTTAATCCAGCAATAGATGACATTATAGAAGAAGCTTTTGAAAGAACTAATATAAGAGGAACTAGAACAGGTTATCAATTAAGATCTGCAAGAAGATCTTTAAATATAATGTTTCAAGAATGGGAAAACAGAGGAGTTCATTTATGGAAAGTAAAATTAGCTAAAGTACCTTTAATTTTAGGTCAAGCAGAATATAGTTTTGCAACAGATTCTATAAATTTTCCAAGTGATATGAGTGATATGTTAGAAGCATATTATAGAAATAATTCTACAACAACAGCACCTCAAGATATTGCATTAACTCAAATTAGTAGATCACAATATAATGCAACACCAAATAAATTAACACAAGGGACACCTTCTCAATTTTATGTAGAAAGAAAAATTAATCCAAGCATATTTTTATATGCTACACCCAATTCAAGTGTATCAAGCACGACTACACCAAGTAGTTTTCAATTTTGTTTTTATTATTTATCTAAAATAGAAAACCCAGGTGCATATACAAATGTTTCTGATGTAGTAAATAGATTTTATCCATGCATGATGTCAGGTCTTGCATATTATTTAAGTATGAAATTTTCTCCGGAAAGAACTTTAGATCTTGAAAGAATTTATGAAAGTGAAATGTTAAGAGCATTAGATGCAGACAACCAAGGTACATCTACATTTATTTCTCCACAAACATTTTATGGTGATGGAGTAATGTCATAATGGGAGTTTTTGCTAGAGGTAAAAGAGCACTATCTATTTCCGATAGATCAGGACTAAGATTTCCATATACAGAAATGGTTAGGGAATGGAATGGATCTTTAGTTCATTACTCAGAGTATGAACCAAAGCAACCACAACTTGAACCTAAACCAGTTGGTAATGATCCACAAGCATTACAAAACCCTAGAGTTCAAGCTGAGTCTACAGCTCAATTAATTTTATTAGATAATAATCCTTTTGAAATTATTATTTCAGGGGGTAACACTTATGTAAATGTTTATTCTTTAGATCATCAAAGAAAAGCTGATAGTAAAGTTAGATTAAGAGGAGCACCTTTAGTAACTTCAAGTGGAACTGGTGGACCCGACTCTTATAATTTACAATCTTATAATGTTATACCAGACATTTCAGGTGTAACAGATATTGATTCTGCAAATGGTTTTACAATTCAATTAGGTAAAATAGATGCAGCAGGAAATGTAACTGGTAATACTACAAGCGATGTGTTAACTAATCCTATTAGTTACTTTTATTTTCAAAGTGCTGATGCTGCTAGTACTAGTGGAGTTAAAGGTGGTGGTTCAGGATGTTCAGCAGGACCAGTAACATTGGAGGCATTATAATATGGCATACACTTTAGCAAATTTAAGAACAGATATTAGAGGATATACAGAAGTATCTGATACAGTTTTAACTGATTCTGTTTTGTCTACAATTATTAAAAATACAGAAAATCAAATTTTAAGAGCTGTTCCTACAGATCAAAATGCTCACTATGCAACATCAACTTTAATTACAGGAAATAGATATGTAACTATTCCACAAGATTTAAGATCTATTAATTATGTTCAACTTAAAGACACAGCAGGCAATCAAACTTTTTTAGAACAAAGAGATCCTAGTTTTATGGCAGAATACTATTCTAAACCAGATACTGCAGCCGTAGATATTCCTAAATATTATGGTAATTGGGATGAAGAATTTTGGGTAGTAGCTCCCACTCCTAACCAAACATACGCTATAACATTAGCTTATAACAAAGAAGCACCAAGTATTACTTTAACAACTCCAGTAGATTATTCTACTTTAGGAACTTATTTATCTAATAAATATCAAGACTTGCTTTTATATGGATGTTTGGTAAATACATATGGATACTTGAAAGGTCCGACAGATATGATACAATACTACCAAGGGCAATACGAAAACGCTCTTACAACGTATGGAACTGAACAAATTGGTTACAGACGCAGAGATGAATATGAAGATGGCATGATTCGTCAACAATTAAAATCAAAACCACCATCTAGTTACGGAACAAATTAATTAAGGAGAAAAAAATATGGCAAACGTAGTACCTTATGCTTTTAAACAAGGGATCCTAAAAGGACAGCATGATCTATCTCAGAATAATGCGTATTATCTCGCTCTGTATACTACTGCAACACCTTACGCGGTAACTGATTCTGTTTATTCTTCTGCTGTAGCCAATCAAGTTGGTACAAGTGGAACGGCATATACAACAAATGGTTTAACTGCAGGTCAAGGAGTAGTGGCACAAACTGGAGATTATACAACAGTAGATTTTACAACTGATCCTACATGGACAGCTTCTACAATCACAGCAAGAACAGGAGTGTTATATAAATTTGTAGCACCTGGTGGAACAACAGCTGACCAATATCTAGTAGCAATTTTAGATTTTGGTGGTGACATTACTTCTACAGCTGGTGATTTTAAAGTTACTTTCCCAAGTGCAACAGCAGGAAGTCCTTCAGGATCTGGCGCTTTATTAAGTATAACTGGAAACCCATAGGAATATTTAATGGCTTTAGTATTAAATGACAGAGTAAAAGAAACTAGTACAACAACAGGTACAGGCACGTTAGATCTTGCCGGTGCTTCAGTTGGTTTTGTAACTTTTGTTGCAGGAATTGGTAATAGTAATACAACTTACTATGCTATCAACGCTCAAGGTACAAGTAATTGGGAAGTTGGTATTGGTACAGTAACTGATGCAACACCTGACACTCTTGCAAGAACTACAGTTTTAAATAATTCTTTAGGAACTACAGCTAAAATTAATTTTTCAGGCACTTTAGATGTATTTTGTACAATGCCTGCAAGTAAGTCTGTCTACTTAGATTCGACAGGAACACCAGTAGGAGCAGCGTCAGCTGGCTTTGCATTAGCAATGGCCGTGGCGTTATAAATAGGAAAAAAATATGGCACAAGATTTTAGAAATGATTTACAATCCGCGGTTGGAACATCACCTGTAAACTTAATTGTTGCAGGAGATTACGATGCAGTAATTGGAATTAGAGTTTGTAATATTTTAACTTCTACAGTTGAAGTTGATGTTTACATAACTAATAGTGGAAACAAATACATCGCCAAAGGTGTTGTAATTCCACCAAACTCTGCAATCGAATTAATTCAAGGTGGTGCAAAAATTGTTTTAAAAAATGGCGATACATTAAGTGCAGTTTCAAATACAGCTTCGTCTGTAGATATTGTTACTTCTTATATTGACACAATTAGTTCGTAGGAGGAATTATGACGGCAACAGTAAACGGTATTCAATATATCGGAGGGCAAACCTCTCCCAATGAATTTATAAATAATCAAGCGGCCACGATCGACGGTACGCAAACAATTGAAAATGCAGTTTTAGCTGGACCTATTACTATTCCTGCAACTGTAACAGTAACAGGGACTTTAGTAATAGTATAATGTCAAAAATAGAAGTAAATGCAATTGAACCACAATGCGGAACTACATTAACTATTGGTGCATCTGATACTAATATTGCTGGTGTTGGAACTGTTAATTGGGATACGACTGCAAAGACAGCGGGATTTACTGCTGTAAGTGGTAGAGGTTATTTTGTAAATACTGCAGGCGGCGCTGTTACAGTTACATTACCTGCAACACCAAGTGCAGGAAATATAGTTTCGGTTTCAGATTACAATGGATCAGCAGCAACAAATACAATTACAATTGCAAGAAATAGTTCTAATATTAATGGAAATGCAAGTGATTATGATATAACTAAATCTGATTCAGCGATAACGTTTGTTTATGTAGACGCAACAGTTGGATGGACTAGCGTTCAAACTTCAAGCATTACAGATAATCAAAATCCTTTTATAACAGCAACAGGTGGAACAATTACTTCTTGTGGAGATTACAAGATTCATACATTTACAGGTCCTGGTACTTTTACAGTTACAAACGCTGGAACACCAGCAGGTGCAACAACAGTAGATTATTTAGCCGTAGCTGGTGGAGGTAGTGGAGGAAACGGTTTTGTTAATAATAACTGTGGTCCAGGTGGTGGTGGAGCAGGTGGATTTAGAGAATCTTCTGGTGCAGCAAGTGGTTGTTATACAGCTAGTCCTTTAGGTGCTTGTGTAAGTGCTTTACCAGTTTCAATTCAAGGTTATCCAATCACAGTTGGAGGTGGAGGAACAGCTGCGGGACCAGGAGACGTTCCACTTAGCACTCCAGGTTCAAATTCAGTATTTTCAACTATCACATCTACTGGAGGCGGATATGGAGGAAATGCTACACCAGCTCCACCATCACCAGCATATCCTGGTATACCAGGAAAAAATACTGATGATGGAGGCGATGGTGGTTCAGGTGGAGGTGGAGCAAGAATATCTGGTCCAACTTCTGGCGGAACAGGTAATACACCTCCTGTAAGTCCTCCTCAAGGTCAACCTGGAGGAACAGGTTCGCCAGGAGCAGGCGGCGGCGGAGCAACAGCGGCAGGAACAGGTGGAGTAGATTGTTCATCTGTAGGTAATGGTGGTGCAGGAGCAACTACATCAATTTCAGGAAGTCCAACAGCTTATGCTGGAGGCGGTGGCGCAGGACACACTTGTGGAGAAACTGGTGGTGGAAATGGAGGAGCTGGTGGTGGCGGAGCTGGTGGTTTACACGGTCCTACAGCAGGTTGTGCTGCGTGTACACAAGGAACTGCAGGAACAGCAAACACTGGTGGTGGCGGTGGTGGACAAGGAGGAGCGGTGAGTAGTCCTAGTCCAGCAACAAGTGGCGCAGGCGGCTCTGGTATAGTAATAATAAGGTACAAATTTCAATAATTATGACAAGTACAATTAAAGTAGACAATATTCAGAATCAAAACGGAGAAACTTTTAATATAGTTTCTTGGGATACAACCGCAAAAACTTCTGCTTTTACAGCAGTAAGTGGCAAAGGTTATTTTGTTAATACAACTTCAACAGCTATAACAGCGACACTTCCAGCATCACCTTTAGCGGGTGATACAATTACATTTTCTGATTACACAGGAACTTTTCAAATAAACAATTTAACGATTGATAGAAACGGATCTAATATAAGAGGAAGTGCAAGTAATTTTACTTTAAATAAAGAAAACCAAACTATTACTTTAGTATATGTAGATGCAACAGAAGGTTGGAATATTACTCAAGAAAGTAATAACACAACCAATTTTTTAGAAGCAACAGGTGGAACAATTACAATTTGTGGTGACTGTAGAATACATACTTTTACAGGCCCTGGTACTTTTTGTGTTTCTTCTTTAGCAGTTTGTTCTTCAAATAATGAAGTAGATTATTTAGTAGTAGCAGGAGGCGGTGGCGGAGGCGGTGGCTCAGGTACTCAACCATCAGGAGGAGGTGGTGCTGGAGGTTATAGAGCTTCTGGATTTGGCCCATCCCCTTCACAAGGAACAGCATTAACTGTAACGGCAACAGCTTTTCCAATAACAATTGGAGGTGGAGGTGCTGAAAGAACTAATGGAGCAAATTCAATTTTTTCAACAATTACGTCAGCAGGTGGAGGTCTAGGTGGAAAAAGAAGTGAACCTAACCAAGCAGGTGGACCTGGTGGATCTGGTGGTGGTGGTGGAGCAACTAATCCAGGTGGAACTGGAAATACTCCTCCTGTAAGTCCGCCACAAGGCAATAATGGTGGTAATGGAGATCAATCTTCTTCTTTTTACACTGGAGGTGGTGGTGGAGGTGCTTTAGGGTCTGGAACTAGTGGTTCTTCACCAGCTGGTAATGGAGGTAATGGAGGCAATGGTGCTCCAAATACTATTACAGGTTCAGCAGTATTTTATGCTGGAGGTGGTGGAGGTGTTTCAAATAGCGCTTGTAATACAGGTGGATTAGCAGGACCAGGTGGAGGCGGTGTTGGAGCAATGCCTGGAAGAGCAAATACAGGTGGAACAGCTAATACAGGTGGTGGAGGTGGAGCTGGTCCACTAAGCCAGCCAGGTACAGGCGGTTCAGGAGTAGTAATAATAAGGTACAAATTTCAATAGGTAAATTATGAGTGAAATAAAAGTAAATAAATTAAGTCCAAGAACAAATTGTGGTACAGTCCAGTTAGGAGATAGTGGAGACACTATAACAATTCCTGCTGGTGCAACGATCACTAATAATGGTACACAGACAGGTTTTGGTAGAACAGGTACAGTAGATTGGGATACAACAGTTAAAACAACAGGATTCACAGCAGTAAGTGGTGTAGGTTATTTTGTAAATACAACAGCGGGAGCGATCACAGTAACGCTTCCTGCAACTCCTTCAGCTAGTGACATAGTTGCTGTACAAGATTATGCAGGTAATATAGCTACAAATAATATTACTATAGGAAGAAATAGTTCTCCTATTAACGGGGCTGCATCTGATTTAACTATGTCAGAAAATAATGCCTCAGCAGTTTTTGTTTACATAGATGGCACACAAGGTTGGAAAGTAGTAAGCACAGCTGCTCTAAATGATTTAACTGAACAACCTTCTTTTGTAGCAGCAACAGGTGGAACAATAACAACATCAGGAAATTTTAAAATTCATACATTTACAGGACCAGGAACTTTTACAGTATCTGCTGTAGGAAATGCATTAGGTAGTGAAAAAGTATCTTATATGGTAGCCGCTGGTGGTGGAGGTGGTGGAGCAAATTGTTCAGGTGGTGGCGGTGGAGCTGGAGGGTTTAGAGAAGGTAAAGCATCTTGTGGTGGTTGTTATACAGCTAGTCCTATTGTTGCACCTGATGGTTTACCAGTTTCAGTACAAGGTTATCCAATAACAGTTGGTGCAGGTGGCCCAACTCCTGATCCTTCACCATTTACAGGACCTTCAGCTAATGGTGGTCGAGGAGCAAGTGGATCAAACTCAATTTTTAATACAATAACTTCAGCTGGTGGTGGCGGAGGTGGAGGTGGAGTAGATGTCAATGGTTTAGATGGTGGATCTGGCGGTGGTGGGGCTCACTCTGGTGGATCAGTAGGAAGTGGAAACGTACCTCCAGTGTCTCCAGTACAAGGTAAAAATGGTGCAACTTCAACCCCTGGATCAGGACCTGCACCGAGTGACTCTGGTGGTGGAGGTGGTGGCGCAACAGGTTGTGGAGTAGGTGGATCTACAGGAAGACAGGGAGGAGCTGGTGCAACAACAAGTATTAATGGAACACCTACAGCTTATGCTGGTGGTGGTGGTGGAACTAACAGATGTGGTGGTTCTGCATCAGACACAGCTGGTGGAACTGGTGGTGGAGGAAGAGGTGGTTTTGGAGCAAGAACAAGTCCCACTGCAGACTCAAGAGGAGTTAATGGAACGGCTAACACTGGTGGTGGAGGCGGTGGAGGAAAACCTGAATGTGCTGGTCCTGGACCCACAAGAACTTATGGTGGTGCTGGTTTAGGTGGATCAGGTATAGTAATAATAAGGTACAAATTTCAATAGTTGATTTAAAATAAAAAATATAATATAAGGAGAATAATTATGGCACATTTTGCAAAACTAGGATCAAACAGTAAAGTTATTCAAGTATTAACTTTGAATAATTCTGATATGTTAAACGCTGACGGCGTTGAAGATGAAACAGTAGGACAACAGTATTTAGAAACTCACAATAACTGGCCTGCACAAATGTGGATTCAAACATCTTACAATACATCAGGTGGTCAACATAATAATGGTGGAACAGCATTTAGAGGAAACTATGCAGGTATAGGTTATACTTGGGACGAGGATGATCAAATTTTCTGGCCTAAAAAACCTTATGCATCTTGGGTAAAACATAATGAATCAGCTTCTTGGAAATCACCAATCGGTGATGCTCCAGCATTAACAGAAGAACAAACTTCACAAAACGAAGCAGCTACTCATAGCTGGTCTTATGTTTGGAATGAAGCTAATACAACTTGGGATTTGACAAATAGCTTAGCATAAATTATATATGGTGGTGGTATGCAAAAGAAAGTCTTAACAGAACAAGCATTATATTTTGGTGATGTAGAGATGCCTAAGTATTGGGACATCGACCGAAATAAATTAACAGGCGACATTCTACAATCAACTTATTCAAACAAAGATTTTCCATTCTCAAGAACTTGGGATATGTTAAATACATATATGAGAGATCACATTGGTCTTGAATATGGAATCAATCTAGTCAACAAATCAACGTGGGGAAATATCTATAAACCCAACGAGACAACAATTCCTTTATTAAATATTGATTCAGTGGATCTACGTAACTCTCCAGACTTTACACTATTATATGGTGTAAAAGTCAAAGATTGTAATGTTCGAATACACTTTGAAGATAACAGACGTAAAGGAAGAAGTTGGGATATAGAACTTAAAAACAATATGTTCATAATGTTTCCATCCACTAATATGTATTACCTAACTAACAATCAAAAAGACAGTTTAAACTTTGTCCAAACAATAACTTATGAATATATCTAATTACTATTGGTATTTTAGTGGTGTCCTTACACCAAAGTTTTGTGATGATGTAATAGCTTATGCAAATTCACAAGAAGAAGTTATGGCTAGAACAGGTGGCTATGGTGATAGAAAATTAAAAAAAGAAGAAATAAAAGATTTAAAAAGAAAAAGAAACTCTGATTTAGTATGGTTAAATGATACTTGGATATATAAAGAATTACACCCATACGTGCACGAAGCTAATAGACAAGCTGGTTGGAACTTTGATTGGGAAAGATCAGAATCGTGTCAGTTTACAAAATACAAACATAATCAATACTATGATTGGCATTGTGATAGTTGGGATAAAGTTTATGACAGAAAAGATCCTAATCATCCAGAGCACGGCAGAATTCGAAAACTATCTATGACTTGTCAGTTAACAGATGGTTCAGAATACACAGGTGGTGAATTAGAATTTGATTTTAGAAACTACGATCCACATATGAGAGATGAAA